CTGGTTTATACTCTTTGTTTGTCCCAATGGAATGGAACTACGAAGGATTTATTGATGAGCACGGAATTCCAGTTTTCACTACTCCTGATGTCGACGTCTTCGACCCAAGTGGTGAACTAATAGATATAGGCGTAATAGATAATTGGCAGAATGAAGTTGATGGTTTAAAAGGAGACGCTGATGCTTTAAACGAATTCTACCGCCAATTTCCAAGAACCACAGAGCACGCTTTTAGAGATGAATCTAAAAACAGTATATTCAACCTAGTTAAAATATACGAACAAATAGATTACAACGAAGAGATGGCAAGAACACTAGGCGTCACTAAGGGTAATTTTCAATGGGTTAATGGTATAAAGGATTCTCAAGTTATATTTTACCCAGATCCAAAAGGTAGGTTTAAAGTAAGTTGGGTTCCACCAACTCACATGCAAAACAAGGTATATTTAAAAAATGGTATAAAGCATCCGGCAAATGAACACATGGGTGCGTTTGGTTGTGACAGTTACGATATATCAGGTACTGTAGATGGAGAAGGTTCAAAAGGAGCTTTACACGGTTTAACCAAGTTTAGCATGGAAGATGCTCCGGCTAACAGTTTCTTTTTAGAATACTTATCTAGACCACCAACCGCAGAGATGTTCTTTGAAGATATGTTGATGGCTATAGTGTTTTACGGAATGCCAATACTAGCAGAGAATAACAAACCTCGTTTATTGTATTATTTAAGAAGAAGAGGATATAGAGGGTATTCGATGAATAGACCAGATAAAGTATGGAACAAGTTATCTGTAGCGGAAAAAGAGGTTGGTGGAATACCTAACTCAAGCGAAGATATAAAACAAGCACACGCAGCAGCGATTGAGATGTATATACAAGATCACGTAGGGATGAAACAAGATGGAACTTTTGGAGACTTGTATTTTAATACCTTACTAAACGATTGGTCTAGATTTGATATAAACAAAAGAACAAAATTTGATGCAACGATAAGTTCTGGTTTGGCTATTATGGCTTGTAATAGACATTTGTATGCGCCAAACGCAAAGATAGAAAAACAACCACTAAATATAAATATTGCCAAGTACGAAAACAAAGGTAATATATCTAAATTAATAGAAGAATAAACATGGCTGACTCAGTTACAAAAAGTTATTTTCCAAGTCAAGTAGTAAGTGACGTAGAAAAAATAAGTTACGAATACGGGCTAAAGGTTGCGAAAGCAATTGAAGATGAATGGTTCGGTAGAGATCATGGTCACAATAAATATAGTTCTAATTTAAACAATTTTCGTAATCTAAGATTGTATGCTAGAGGTGAGCAGTCTGTTCAAAAATATAAGGATGAGTTATCTATAAATGGTGATTTGTCCTATTTAAATTTAGATTGGAAGCCAATTCCAATAATACCTAAATTTGTAGATATTCTTGTAAATGGAATGACACAAAGAAATTATGATATTAAAGTATATTCACAAGATCCATTTGGAGTTAGTAAAAGAACTAAATACATGGAGTCTATATTGAATGACATGCGTAGCAAAGAATTAAATGATTACGCGTTGAAAGCTTTTGGTGTTAATTTATATAGTAGCGATCCAGATGAATTACCAGAAACAGAGGAAGAGTTAAAACTACACATGCAACTTAGCTACAAGCAAGGTGTTGAATTAGCTCAAGAACAAGCATTAAATGTTTTGTTTGAAGGTAGTAATTACGATTTAATTAGAAAACGTTTTTATTATGATCTAGCAACTATAGGCATAGGGGCAACAAAATCGTCCTTTAACACATCGGAAGGTGTTGTTATTGATTATGTTGATCCAGCTAATCTAGTGTATTCCCACACAGATTCTCCTTATTTTGAAGATATATATTACGTTGGTGAAGTAAAAACTATACCTATAAACGAACTTGTTAAAGAGTTTCCACACCTAGAGCAAGAAGATTTAGAAGATATTGTTAAAAATAAATCCTACAAAAGATCAGTTTATTCTAATAATAATAGTAATTTAGATAAACAAGATAACAATACTATTCAAGTTTTATACTTTAATTATAAAACCTACATGAATGAGGTTTATAAAGTAAAACAAACTGGAAGTGGGGCTGATAAATTAATTGAAAAAGATGATTCTTTTAATCCACCAGATACTATGGAGGGAGATTACAATAGAGTTTCTAGATCAATAGAATGTTTGTATGATGGAGCTTTAATTCTTGGGACTGATAAATTGCTTAAATGGGAAATGGCTAAGAATATGATGCGTCCAAAGAGTGATTATACTAAAGTTAAAATGAATTATGCTATTGTAGCTCCTAGAATGTATGAGGGTAGAATAGAATCATTAGTTAGTAGAATTACTAGTTTTGCTGATATGATACAATTAACTCATTTAAAGCTCCAACAAGTATTAGCAAGAATGGTGCCTGACGGAGTTTATTTAGATGCAGATGGTTTAGCAGAGATTGATTTAGGGAACGGAACTAATTATAATCCACAAGAAGCCTTAAACATGTTCTTCCAAACTGGTTCTGTTATTGGTAGAAGTTTTACTTCTGAGGGTGATATGAACCCAGGTAAAATACCTATCCAAGAAATACAATCAGGAGGTGGTGGGAATAAAATGCAAGCTCTTATAGGTAATTATAATTATTACTTACAAATGATTAGAGATGTAACTGGACTTAACGAAGCTAGAGACGGTTCAACTCCAGACGCTAATGCTTTAGTAGGTGTTCAGAAATTAGCCGCGGCAAACTCCAATACAGCAACTAGACATATATTACAGGCTGGGTTATTCTTAACTTCGGAAATAGCTGAATGTTTATCACTTAGAATATCTGATATTTTAGAATACTCTCCAACTAAAGATGCTTTTGTACGAGGTTTAGGTATACATAATGTTGCTACACTAAAAGAAATAAGCGAATTGTATTTATATGACTTTGGTATATTTATAGAATTAACCCCTGATGAAGAGGAGAAAATGATGCTAGAGAATAATATACAGATGGCGCTTTCCCAGGGATTAATTGATCTAGAAGATGCTATAGATATTCGTGAAATAAAAAGCATTAAACTTGCTAACCAAGTGTTGAAAATTAGAAGAAAGAAAAAGTTAGAGAGAGATCAAAGAATGCAACAAGAAAATATCAAAGCTCAAGCTGAGGCTAACACTCAACAACAACAAGCGGCCGCGCAAACTGAAATGCAAAAACAACAAGCTTTATCACAAAGTCAAATCCAATTAGAACAAGCAAAGTCACAGTTCGAATCTCAAAGAATGATACAAGAGGCAAATCTTAAAAAAGAACTAATGCAATTGGAATTTCAATACAACACACAGTTGAAAACTACCGAACTAGAAACTGTAAAAGGAAGAGATCAAAGTAAAGAAGATCGTAAAGATGAAAGAACAAAAATTCAAGCAACTCAACAAAGTGAGATGATTGATCAAAGAAATAACCAAAAACCACCTAAAAACTTTGAATCTACAGGTAATGATACAATGGCGGGCGGGTTTGGTTTACAGCAGTAAAATTTATTAACTATTATTATATTATATTATGGCAAAAAAGAAAAAAGAAGGGCCAATCGTAGACAACGAAACTGGTTCATTAAAAGTAAAACAAAAAAAAGAAGTGCAACCTACAGGTAATGAAACAAAAGGAAATGTTACTAAGGTTAAGGAAACTATGAAAATGAAACCACAGGTTGTTGAAGAAACAATAACTAAGGTTGATTTAAACAAACCACCAAAACCAGAAGAAAATGAAACTAAAGAAAATAACCCTGACGACCAGGGAGTGGTTGCAGTCGCTGATAATGCCGACGCCCCACAAAAACAAGAAGAAGTACAACCGGAAGTTGAAACACAAGAAACTCCAGTATTAGAAGAAATTACAAAAGAGGAAATAAATCAAGAAGTTATTGTAGAGGCGACGGCAGAGGCGGTTGAAGAAGCGTTAACAGAATCTATAGAAACAGGTAAACCATTACCAGAAAACGTCCAAAAGCTAATTGATTTTATGGAAGATACTGGTGGAGATTTAAATGACTATGTTAAATTAAATAAAGATTATAGTGATCTAGATAATTTAACTTTATTAGAAGAGTACTATGTACAAACGAAACCTCATTTAAATAAAGAAGAAATAAATTTCATAATGGAAGATCAATTTTCTTTTGACGAAGATGTTGATGATCAAAAAGAAATACAAAGAAAAAAACTAGCGTTAAAAGAGCAAGTTGCTGGCGCTAAAGACCACTTGGACGGGTTAAAGTCCAAATACTATCAAGATATTAAAGCTGGATCGAAACTCACAACTGAGCAACAAAAAGCAATTAACTTCTTCGATAGATATAACAAGGAATCAGAAGAGACTCAAAAAGCTACAGAAGTACAAAAATCTACTTTCTTAAATAAAACTGATAAAGTTTTTGACGATAAATTCAAAGGTTTTGAATATAATGTCGGTGATAAGAAATATAGATTTAACGTAAACAACGTTGATAAAGTAAAAGAAACCCAAAGTAATATTAATAACTTTGTTGAGAAGTTTCTCGACGAAAATAAAACTATGAAAGATGCACAGGGTTATCACAAGTCTTTATATACAGCGATGAATCCGGATACTATTGCAAGCCATTTTTATGAACAAGGTAAGGCCGATGCTATGAAGCAAAGTGTTGAAAAAGGAAAAAACATCAACATGGACCCTAGACAAGCACACGCCGAGAATGTTAATACTAGTGGATTTACAGCTAGAACTTTAAACGATGATAGTTCTGATTTTAAGTTTAAAATTAAAAACAATAAATTTAAAAAATAATTAAAAAAACAAAATTATGGCAATTACTAATGGAGGTTTATTGAATAGTGTCCTTGCGCCAGCGCAACAAGCACTTTCATCAAACTATCTAGATTTAGCGTCGACAGCGGGAGCTGGTTGGGCGCAACAATATGTACCAGATCTTATGGAAAAAGAAGCTGAAGTTTTCGGACCGAGAACTATATCAGGATTTCTTTCACAAGTAG